AATCATACATCGTCATACAACGGAGAATATAAATGACTGTAATTAACTTTGAAGCAATGAAGCAGAATCGCAAGTCAAACTTTGACAAGCTCACTGCAGAACTCAACAAACTGAGCCAGAATACGTTTCAGGAAGGCAATCGTCAAGACGACGAAAGGTTTTGGAAACCAGACGTCGATAAGGCAGGGAATGGTTATGCGGTCATCCGTTTTCTTCCCGCGCCAGTCGGAGAAGATGTGCCTTTCGTTCGCATTTGGGACCATGGGTTTCAGGGTGCTGGTGGTTGGTATATCGAGCGGAGCTTGACTACGCTAGGTCAGGCAGATCCTGTATCTGAGTACAACACGAAGCTCTGGAATTCTGGGATCGAAGCGAATAAGACAATCGTCCGGGCACAGAAGCGTCGTCTTAGCTATTACTCAAACATCATGGTCATCAAGGATCCTACTCGTCCTGAGAATGATGGAAAGGTATTCTTGTTCAAGTACGGCAAGAAGATCTTCGACAAGTTGAACGAAGCGATGCATCCTCAGTTCGCTGATGATGTGAAGATCAACCCATTTGATTTCTGGGAAGGTGCTAACTTCAAGTTGAAGATCCGTCAGGTAGAAGGTTATCGTAACTATGATAAGTCAGAGTTTGATAAGCCATCTGTCCTGCTTGAGGATGATGCTGCTATGGAGACGATCTGGAAGGGTGAGCATTCCTTGACAGAGCTTGTCGATATTAAGCACTTCAAGTCGTATGCTGATCTCAAGGCAAAGCTCGAGAAGGCATTGGGATCTTCTGCATCTGCTCCAGCAGCTGCACATCATGAAGAGGAAGATGCTTTCCAGATTCCTCAGAAGTCAGCACCTATGAAGGAAGCTCCTAAGGCTGCTGCTCCATGGGATGACGATGATGAAGATCTTAGTTTCTTTAAGAAACTTGCATCTGAGTGATCCTTACGGATACGCTCCGATAAACGGATACAAAAATCTATCTATGTGAGACATAACGGGGGCGGTACTTGGCGCCCCCGAACTCACTCTAGGAGATATCGAAGAAGGCCTGCTATTTGTTACATTGTTCTTTGTAGAGTTGTCTATTATGATAGGTGCAGCAGGAGCTGAATCCGATACAGCAATATCATTAGCTCTCTTTAAGAACGCAGGAGCAGTCGGATTTTCTATCGGCATTAGATCCGCCATACTGTTGCCAAAATTAGCGCTAGCAGAACCTGTAAATGTAGGTTGTTCTTGATTATTAAAAGTCGGTTCTGTATCTACTCTAGGAGATATTGAAGAAGGCCTGCTATTTGTCACATTTTTAACAGCAGCCAGAACTGAACGTTTAGCCCCTCTTCCTGCAGCCATACCCGTCTCGCTTTCACTGTCAGGTACACTTGATGATTTAGTAAGAGGATTCGGCAAAAATTCACCAACAGTAGATTCCCACAGATCATAGGCATAATCATTGACTATAGATCCGAGATTAGCAAACATGTTTTTAACTGTATCTATAGCTTCACCTATCTTTTTGCTAATATAACCGGCAAGATCAAAGTTAGCAATCTCTCCTATTTTTGCAACAAATTCAGGCCCGAAGTAAGCAAGTATTTTTTGTTTAAAATCTTCAAATGCTGTTGTTATCGCACCTGTTATACTCCAGCTATTCCACCATTCGATCACAGGTGCTAATATATTGCCAACATTTGTTTTAAAGTTTTCAAACGCAGTCGATATTATATCGACTAATGTCCAGCTATCCCACCATTCGATCACCGGTGCTAATAATCCGCCAACTTTAGTTTTAAAATCATTAAATGCTGTAATTATAACATCAGATATAGTCCAGCTGTTCCACCATGTAGTTATAGTGGTGAGAATATTACTCGCTTTCTCCTTAAGCCAAGTAAAAGCAAATTTTATATCAGCTATTACAAGATGAATGGCTTCTATTACAAAATCACCTAAGTTAAATGTGGCTAAAAACTCTTTTATATCTGCTGCTGCTTCTTTAAAACCGAAATAATCCATAATTCCAGCAAGCAAATTTCCCACTCCTTGAATAATCATATCAGGTATCATCGTAAAATATCTGACGACAACTTGCATTGAAGTATCTAATGCACCTAATATATCTCCGGAGAATATTTGATCTACCAATTTATTAATATCAGCAAATAATTTTAAAAAATTACCTACATAAGAACGCATTATGCCTTGAACTGCCAATACAATAGTATCAAATAGAGCTATTAGACCTTCTTTTACTGGAGTTATAATGTCGAGGTTAGTAATAAAGGAATTTAATTCTTTAGATTCTTTTTCAAACCCTAACCATTCTAATACGTTTGCGATTAGTCTACCAATACCTTTAATAAGAATATCTGGTATTAAAGCGATAGCAGTACTAAGAGCACTTATCCAGTTGCCTTTAGTCAAATCATCAAATATAGTTGAAAGAGATCCAAATATTTCTTGCCAATCAGTTTCATTTAAAGAAAATACTGCAGCACCGAATATAGCCGTAATAGGATTGATTCTTAACGCAAATTTAGCTAAATTCATTAAAGGTCCTATTAACCCACTCAACATCATTTCTATAGGACCTAATATTTTAGCTAAACCGCCTTTAAAGAATCCTCCTAAAACTCCGCCAATACCTTTGTTAGCAGGAGATGAAGAATCAGCTCCTGCTGTATTTATTTTTGCTTGTTCTTTATTTACTTTTTCTTTTTCTCTTTCATCTTCGATGCGGCCTTTTGCTGCGGCAGTCAGTGAGTATAATAGATCTTGAAGCAGTTCATTATTATCTTGCAAGACATTCAAGATGCTCTCTAAGATGCCAACAGATTCTTTTCCTGGATTTTTCCCTCCACCTGACGTAGACGCTGCGGATTTTTTACCTTTGCCGCCGCCCAATGCAAAAAATTCACCCACACCTGCTGCATCAAGAGTAGCAGCTGCAACACCACGAAGGTCCGGGACAGATCCTACAGAAGCAGCGATAGTGCCGCGACTTATAACATCTGCTATATTACCCATAGTTCCGCGAGTTGATCCTCTGCCAGAAGATACTTTCTGTGTTACTCTGCTTAATCTGCCTTCTTCTTTCTCTTTGTATTCTTTTCGTTCTTCTTTTGTCTTTTTAGTGGAACGTTCTACAGAAGAATCTTTCTTCTTTTCGATCTTATCAAGTATCTCAGTCTGCTTCTTTGTTTCTTCTAATTGAGCCAAAGCGACTTTAGCCTGCTCAACTGCAGCAGTCTGAGTACCTTCTTTAATGATCCTTCGAAGGATGTCTTCTGGTGTATCTTTCTTAGCCATTTTTTCTTTGTTCTTCTACTTGTTTTAGATGTTGCATCAGCAGTTCCACAAATAGATCCCTCTCATAAGGATACATATCATTTAAATCAGACATACTGTATTTATGGTGTTGCATCAAAGAGAACATAGTATTATAGTAGACCGCGATATTAGAATACCCGGTCATCACGTAAAAAAACTATTGAGACCCTTCAGAACAACATCAGTCGATTTGCCAGCTTTGTTCTTTAATGTCACAGTATGTTCTAGAGACGGCATCGTATCAAAGAATTCTTTGATCTTGTTCATGCTATCCATCGGTAGGCTGTTAACGAATTCTTCGAGATCTTTTTCTGTAAAATCAGTGTACACTGTCTCGCTGTCATAGATCTTATCGATACACTTAAACAACATATCAAATACAGCATCTTCTTTGTTATTTGAGTCATCGAGCAATCTGACTTCATCTAGAGTGGGATATCTCATCGCCAATCCTACATCATCATGTATGATAAATTTGCTCTTATGCTCTGGGTTATTTTTGATCTCGATGTTGTCTAGATTAACTTTGAACTTGATGACTTCTTCGGTGTCAGGATCTTTGTATTCGAGATCTACGACTTCACCTATCGATTTTGAACGAAGCTTGACGAACAGATATTCGACATCAAATGTTGCTAGCTTATCTACATCTACCGATTCGATGATACAATTTTGGATGATCTGCTTGACTGCAGCGATCACATCTTCAGTCTTCTCTGAAGATTTTGCCATCAGAAGGATCTTTTCTTCTTGCACAGTGAATGGTTTGATATTGATGCTCTGCTGAGTAGAAGGTATTGTCACAGAGTATGTTGGGTGTTTGATCTTTGGTAATGCCATAATATAGGTATCCTTATGTTAAAAATTAAGCCCGTCACGAACGCGGCTGCCTTTGTAAATTAATTTTTCTGTTATCTTATTTAATTGTTCATCGATATCTTTAATTCTTTCTGTCAGAGCAGTTGTTCTAGTCAGTGAATTTCTATCGGCAACACCTTGATCTAATGTCGTTGATGTCCAGTTAGTATATGCAAAAGTCACCGGAATTTTTAAGATCTGATCTTGCATGTTCCAATCGACCTGGATGTCTCCGATTGATATAGGATATGCTTCGAGCAATTGATATTTTACAATCGTGTTATCTGCTTGTTTTGTAGTTTTTATCTCATTCATATGAATTATCTCTACAACACCATAGTATTCGTTAGGATATTGGAAAGAATTCAATGGCAATCCTTTGACTGTCCCGTTAGGATTTGCTGCATCATTGAAGGAAAATACTGATTGCATCCATGCATGAAAATATTTAAATACTGATCCGTCTGCATCGCTATAGAATGTCAAAGGGACATCTTGAAATATCGTAGCATACGGACGCTTCTCGACGTTGCCGTAGCCAGACATCCTGAACTCATCTGTCTGGTATCCCAGGCCCGGAAGAACAGCGCTGTCACAAAGGAATGAGAGATTTTGTGCCCCTCCTACTACTGCAGGACCTCTGTCAGCTCGTCCGACATTAGCATTTGTTGACCTTGTGATAGTGACCATGAACTTGGATGCCTTGGACAATCCGCCTACTGAATTAACTGCAGAAAGCATTTCATTGATACTAAACGCCATTTATGATATCTTTCGATTCTTTATAAACATAATTCTTAGATTTCTTTGCGAATCTCTCTAGCGGCAAGAACATAGCAATGTCCCATTCATTA